GGATTGTGCCACTAATGCCACTGCCTATTACTTGTGTTAATGCCATTCGTTACTCCGTTGGTTTTGTCGGAAACTTAAAGTCTTTATCACTCATTGACTTAAAAGTTTTAGTTATATCTCTTAAATCTTGACGATATTTTTTCCAAGCATCACTCATTGTTGGCATATCTGATAAAGTCATGTAATCTGTTCCAGCTAATAAACTATTTCTAGCTGACCTTAAATTAGCTAATTCTATTTCTGCATCAGGTGTTATAGCATCAAGAGCTTTTTGTTCTTCACTTGTTATATCTTTAACAACTGTTTCCTTTGTTAAGAAATCATATACAATTTTTTTTGCCATAGTTTTACCTTATAATTCATAAAAAATATTAACAGTGCCATCATCAAAATTACTACCAGAAGATGATGATACTCTTACTTGAGTCAAAGTTCCACCGAGTGCAAGTTTACCTCCACCAAAAACACCTTGAGTTGAGTTCATTCTACAAACATGAGATTCAACAAAATTATTACCACCCTGATGAGCTATTGTCATTATACCTGAAACTGTGTTACTGCTATCAATGCCTCTGACACCAAAACCAGTTGTATCTTGAAAAACACCACTAGTATTATCAGAAGTTTTGACTTGAAAACTAGCTTGAGTGTAACCTGATGTTACAAAACCACTACTTGTTCCAAGTCTTACTAAAAGACCAGTGTCAGAACTACCTGAACTTATTTGATTAAACATTACAGTAATTCGTTTTATTCCTGATGGTAAACTTGTAAATTGAGCTTCATTAGTACCACTCAAAGAAACTCCACCACTATTAAGAGTTGTTATAGTCGAAACACCTGTGGGTGTTTGAGTAAAATTAACAACACCACCACTTGATATAGATATAGCATCTGTATCGCTTGCACTACCTATATTACCTGCATCAGGTATAACTATGTTACCTGTAAACGTACCACTTGTTGCAGTTAAAGCATTATTACTCGGATGGCTTACTGTACCCACTGTTCTAAACAAGTAATATACAAAGATGTTATTACCTGAGTTGTTTGATGGTGCAGCAGTAAATGAAAGTGTAGTGCCACTTACCGTGTAGGCTACAGATGGTTCTTGTATAACACCATCTACAGATACAAGTATATCTTCATCTGAACCTACTGAATGGTCTAGTGTAAAGTCTGTAAGTATACCATTACCTGAATGTACAGATGCTGCTTTAGGTGCTACGAATCTATTAGCAGGTGGGTTACCGATGTATGCCATCTTATGTTATCTCCATTATGCTTAATGCTCCTGAAAGTTTATCTGCTACGGAACAAGAGATTGTTATAGCATCAGTTGGTTGTAATATTACTTTTCCACCTGATAGTAATTCTAAACTTGAACCCACAGGTATGGGTGCATCGTTTAATAACACTGCAGTAGTATTATCATTACTACTTCCACTACCTGTTCCTGCTCCTATATTGTTTGTTTGACTAGCAGAAGCAGTTGCATCACCTGAAGTATCAGACTCTAGAAGAACTTTAGCTGTTACTTGAGCAGTATGTATATTTGTTAATATGAGTCCTATAATCACAGTAGTTGTACTAGCAGGTGTAGTATACACATGATATTCTTGTCCTGCAGATATATTATTGGGTTCTGCTGCGAATGTTATCACTCTAAATGTATTTGCCATGTTATTATCCTAACGCTATTGCAAGTGCAGTTGGATCATCCGTACTAAAACCTGCACTAGTTAAATATGTTTTTACATCTGTCAATGCTACTTGTTTCATTGTACCATCGTCATTTGCAACTAATCTATCTGCATCTACTAACGTTGTGCCACTTGCAGATGTGTCACCATCCATGATGTTTAATTCTGTGGCAGTTGCATCCACAGCAGCTAATTTTGTAAAGTCAGCTTGCACTAACCCTGATACACCATCTAGTAAATTAAGTTCTGCTGCAGTTGATGTAATAGAAGATCCTGCAATTTGTAATGTTGTTGCATTTACTTCACCACTAGAACCATATATAACTGCTTTGCTATTTACTATTGTGCCTGCAGATGAACCATCAACTAAGTTCAACTCATCAGAAGTTGAGTCTACGGCAGCTAATTTTGTAAAGTCAGCTTGTACTAATCCTGATACGCCATCTAATAAGTTTAACTCTGTTGCAGTAGATGTTAATGCTACATCTTCGTTTATCTTAGGTGAAGTTAATGTTTTGTTCGTAAGAGTTTGTGTGCCTGATAATGTAGTTACGGTAGAGTCTATTGCAAAAGTAACAGCGTTGCCACTTCCACTTGTGTCAATACCTGTGCCACCTGTAAATGTAAGTGTCTCACTATCGAGGTCAATACTTAATGCACCACCACTATCAGCCTGAAAGTCCAAGTCCTCTGCAGTTATTTGTGTATCAACATAATCTTTTACTGCAGCAGAGGTTGGAATAGTCGTATCATTATCATTAGACCCTATGCCTTCAGACTCTAAAACAATTGCAGATGCTTTAAAATTATCTACTTCAATGTTTGAAACTGTATTATTATCTACATCTATTGTTTTGTTTGTTAATGATTGTGAACCTGTCAGTGTGGCTACAGTAGAATCTATTGCAAAGGTAACGGCATTACCACTACCAGATGTGTCTATACCTGTACCACCTGTAAACGTTAAAGTTTCGCTGTCTAGGTCAATGCTTAACGCACCACCACTATCAGCTTGAAAGTCTAAATCTTCAGCAGTCAACTGAGTATCAACGTAAGCTTTTACAGATTGTTGTGTAGGCACAAGAGTAGCACTGTTGGAAGCCATATTGTCCTCATCAACAAATGCTGTAATAGTTATTGCACCATCAGATAAACTACCATATGTAAGTGTGCCTGATACATCTGCATTACCGTTTATATCTATGGTAGTAGCTGCAATCTGTATCTCTGTATCTGCTACGAGGTCGAGTTGTCCATCGGTACTCGAATTGATGTATATAGCTGTGTCTCTGAATTGTAACTTCTCTGTAGAAGCAATAAGTATGTCGTCACTAAACTCAAAATAATCCTCATCTTCCATCCATTTAAGGACACCATCATTTCCATTTGCGTTAAATGTAATAACTATATCTGCATCTGTTGTGCCATCTCCAAAAGTAAGTGTATTACCAAACAGTTTAGTGATTGGGCCGCCATCACCTGCAGTCGAACCATCATGAGTATGTCCATTTGATACATTAAACGCTGATACTAATGCATCAAATTCACTGTTACTTTGGGCCGCAGTTATCACGTCTCCGTCAGAATATGACGATTGTCTAGCTGAGTATCCTGCCATCTATCTTCTTGCTCCTAACTGATATTCTAATTGAAATCCTTTTAGTGAATATGGTGCAGTTGTTCCCCCATCGTTCACTCGTAAAGCTACTGCAAATCCAGATCCTTCCACTGGCTGTCTTACAAGAGGTTGTGATGCACCACCGTATGTTCCCGGAACAGATGAACTTGATCCGTATGTGGTAGTTCCATATATGGCTGCTATGTCTCCTGAATCTAGTGGGTAAGCAGCAGGTCGTGCTGAATCTTTACTTTCGTAATCGTATCTAACAAATAAGTCTGCATCAATTGATGATTCAGGAGCAAAGTTTACTATTACCCTTTGCATGTTTTTTCGTATCCCCGGATCGTTCATTGTAAGATCTGGACTACGATATCTTCCGTTTATAGCTGTACCATCAAAATCGTTACCTGATTCTTGCCTGTATACAAATCCGTCTCCTGATCCATGTAAGGCTATTACATTTCCTGAAGATACAAATGTGTCTGTTGACGTTGGTCTTATGCCTTTGATCTCTGCAAACTCAAACTGTTGTCCTCTAAGAACACATATAACTCCTTCAGTTGCATTTTCACCTTGCCCACTTTTTGTAAAAAATATTCTATACTGCGTTTTGTTCGGTATCACTATAGATGTAAAACTACCTGAATCCGATAAGTTGGCATCAAATAAACTTTGCACGTTAGAACTTATTGTGCCTAACTCAACGCTT